GAAGTACTGCAGCAACATTTGGAGTTCGTTGAACAGCATGTCCCGCTGGGCCTGGGGGCTGTTGAACGCCCCCGCGATCTGGTTCCAGTTGATCGCGTTGGCCCCGTCGCCACCCATTCCCCGCAGGAATCCGGTCGCCCGCTGCACCTGAGTCCCGAAACCGCCCATCATGCCGTTGAGTCGGCCGAAGTTGTTCCCCGTGTCGGTCATGAAGCCGTTCATGCGCTGCCACTGCAGGAACTGCATGTCGACCATCTGCTGCATGCGAGCCCGCTGGAACGCGATGAGCTTGTCCTCAAACGCCGTGCGGAATTCATCTTGGGTGAACTGGCCGGACATGAGCCGAGCCCGCTCCTTCGCCGCCGCCTCGCGTTCCGCCTGTGCGGCGCCCGCCTCCATCTGGGCGTTGAGCTGCTGCAGGCCCCGGGCGAACCCGTCGGAGGTGATGGCACCCTGCTGGTACTGGCCGAGCAACTGCGAGAGGGAGGTGTTGAGCGCCCCGAGTTGGTCCCCGGAGATCTTGCCGGTCTCCGCCGCCTGTTGGATCTTCTCCGAGAAGTTCCCCGCCTGATCGGCCACCCGCTGCAAACCGCTGGTGAGCTGATTGAACTGAGCCTCGGTGATCTCGCCGTTGAGGAACGCATCCCCGAGCCGCTGCATGGAGTCGGCCACCATCTGGATCTGCATGGGGTCCATGTAGATCCCCATGTCGGCCAGTTTCAGGGCCATGCCCTCCATCTTGGTGGTCACATCACCGACCATGTCGTTCCAGCGTTTGACCGCGTCGACCGCCTGCTGTTGGATCGGGCCAGTCGCGGCCACCTCGGGAGACATGGCCGCCCCGCCACCCATGGCCCCAGCGCCGGCCGCCCCGGATTTGATCTGGGCCTCGGTCTCTTTGATCTTCGCCTCGATCTCACTGATGACCGCAGACGCCCGTTCCCAGCGTGCTTGGGCCCGCTCTGCTTCCTTGCCTGCCTCGGTCCTGGCATCGAACCCACCGATCGATTCCGGCAGGAATGCCGAGATCTTGTCGCCGACCGACATGTCCCGGCCAATCTTCTCCCGCTCCAGTCGCCTCGCCTCCATGTCCCGTTGGGCGTTCTCCAGCTCCTGCTTGGCAGCCTCCAGATCGACCCGCAGAGCGTTGCGCCGTGCCTGTGGGTCCTGAATCCCACCCGACCGATTCATTCCCTCCCGCACGCCCTCCAGCCCCAGATTGCGGACCTTCTCGGTGGACTTGATGAACTCGTCGAACTCGGCCCGGAGTTCCCGCGCCGAGTTGATCAGGATCGCGAAGAACCCACCCGCGATGGCCAAGGCAATTCCAGGGGCCAAGAGCGCGGTGAACGAGACGGTGGCCGTGCTCGCCCCAGCGATGGCCGGGACCAGTTTCACAAACAGGCTGATGGTCGAGACCAGAGCATTCCCGAGAGCTCCCAGCGTCGAGACCACTCCCAGCATCGAAGCCCCCTGAAACAGCAGCAGGGCCGCAAGCACCTCGGGATGTTTCGACGCGAACCGACCGACCGCCCCGGCCACATCCCCCAGCACCTCGGCGAAGCGCATCATCCCCGGCCCGGCCTCCTGCACCCACTGGATGAGGTTGGTGACCCCTTCGGCCATGCCACGCAGGGCCGAGGTGAGCCCCTCCACGATCTGCTGCCGGTTGCCACCGAGCCACCGCTCGATGGCCGACCCGGCCCGGGCGAACTGCCCCGTGAGTTCCTGAATCACGCCCGAAAACTGGGGAGACCCGAGGAAGTCGGCGAACTGCTGGAACACCCGGATCAGAGCGTCGAACAGCGGCTTGGTGACCTCCGCTGCCCGGATGTCGAACGTGTCTTTCAGGTTGGAGAGCAGCTGGTCGAACGAGCCCCCAGCCGCCGCCATGCCGCCGCCAAATCGCTGCTGCATCCCCTGCATGAGGATCTGGAACGCCTGCTCCCCGCCGAACGCTCCCTGCTCCGACAGCTTGCGAGTCTCGCCAACGGTCTTCCCGATCGCGTCGGCCAGCATCTTCCAGGCGGGGATCCCCTGATTGGTCAGCTGGGCCATGTCCGCCGCGGAGAGCTGGGCACTCCCCCGGATCTGCGACAGGGCCGTGGCGACGAGCTTCAGCTCCTCCTCGCCCTTCCCGAGCCCCGCCATCGTGTCGCCGAGAACCCGCAGGGTGGGGATGATCTCCGCCAGGCTGGTGCCGGTGGCGAGCAGGAACTGAGAGTTCTTGATCAGCCCGCCGAACGAGAAGGGGGTTTCCGCTGCAAACTTCTGCAGCTCTTGCAGGAACGCCTTGGCCTTCGTCCCGTCGCGCAGCAGTGTCGAGAATGCGATCGTGGCGTTCTGCTGCAGCGCGTTGAACTTGGTGCCGGTGACCGCGACGGCCGTGCCGATCGCCGTCGCCATCCCGGTGACCCCGACCGCGACTTTCGTCGAAAGGCTGACCACCTCGGACGCCGCCCGACCCCACGACGATAGGAAATCCTGCCCCGCGTTGATCGACTGCTTGACCGCACGCAGCCACCCGGAGGCGTCGCCCCCGATGACGCCGCGAAGCTCATGAATCGTCTGGCCCATCACGCCACCTGCGTCGGGGATTGAATCTGGATCTGCACATCCCAAACCGCCTCATTGACCCGCTGAAACTGCAGTTGAGGCTGCACGAATCGGCAGTTTGCGTAAGCCGTCCCGTCGGTGTGGGTGTACGTGAACGGGTTCTTCGGCCCGACCGCCGTATCGAGGAAAAAGTTCTCGAGGGCTGACTTCTGGGCCGCGGTCAGGTCACGCAAGCCGATTGTCCACAGCCAGAGCTTGGTGGTGGTGTGCTGGTACGACCAGAGCGTGTGATCCGCGGCGCGGTCCACCGTGTGCTGCGGCAACGCGGACACATCGGTCGGACCAGGCGGGCCATTGACCGTGACCGTGGTCCCACCGATCTGGAAGCTGACTGTCGAGGTGCCTGGCATGGGTTACAGCTCGCGAATGGTCTTGAGTTGCTCCGCCAGCCACGCGGCCGACCGCTGCTTGGCTTCGTCGATGGTCAGCCCCTGGGTGTGCAGCCAGCGGATCTGCTCCGGGTGAGCACTTGCGAACGCCTCGGGAGCCGCGTTGGCATCGCCACCGATCATGAGGATCCTTTCCGAGTCGGTGACCCGCTCGTAGGCGCTGAGGCGGGGACGGCCAATGTCGGCAATCGCCTGCGTGGCGGCGTAAAGCCGTCTCTGGGCCGTCGGGTCGAGGTCCGGGTAGGCCGCCGCATGGAGGGCAAACAGGCGGGTTTCACTGAGAGCTCTCCGGGAGTGGATGATGTGGGCCAGAACCTCGTCGGCAGGGGTGGCGAGAATCTCGCTCCGCTGCCAACCCGCCTGAATCAGGAGGGACTCCCACCCGGTGTGGGGGAGAGACTCGGCAATTGTGGGAGTGGCATCCCAACCGCCCCGAGAGTTTTCAGGACCAGTTGGGCCAGCAAGTTTTTTTCGGCTTCCACCAGCGTCTCGAACTCCGAAACCGCAACGGCCGCCTCCCGCAGATTGACCATGTCGATCGCGTCGAGGTCAGCCAGCATCCCCTCGGGCACCCCGCAGGCTTTCAGGAGTTCTCCGGCCCACTGGTCGGACTCCTCGGCCACCATGCGGGCCAGCATCGGCAGGATCGACCAGCCCAGCTGGGAGGGGGACTCAGCACCGGGCAGGCTGGCGTTCTTGATCAGCTCAGCCAGACGGGATTCGAGAAACCGCAGCACCTGCGACTTCACGATTTTCCAGCCCGCCCACGAAATCCGCCGGACCAGCACCGATCCGGCGGAAGTTTCCACGATTCGCTCTCGCTCCAAACTCATTGCTCCTCACTCTCGCAAAATGGAAACGGCATCGGTTGCCGCAACCCCGTCGGGAATCGCTCCCTCAGTGATCACGGCCGGCGCGGGATGCAGATCGAACTCAGCCTCCAGGGCAGCCAGCAGCGTTTCGCCAGCCGCGACGGCCTCCTCCGAGTCCTGCCGGTCGATGGCCAGACACAACGCATTCCAGGGGAGCCGCACAGAGTCGTCAGGCTTGCCGCCGTGCTCTCGGCTCAGTTCGGCGTAGAGCAGCCGGGCCCGGTCCGTCACCCCCACGGTGAGGATGTCGTCGAGGGTCCCCAGCTCGGCGAAGAGGCGTCCCGCCCAAACACTCGATCGATTCATGTGCGACTCCCGGGAAGGTTCAGGTCAGGCGAATCACGGCAGCCGGATCTTGCCGATCAGCTCGCCGTCGGTGTTGCTCTCTTTCACCAGTGCGACCCACTCGCAGGCGAAGATGCGGTCGTTCTCAGGCTTGTGGTCGAGGGTGAACTCCCCGATGGGGGTCACTTTTTCGAAGAACGCCCCACGCCCCGCGTCCGCGGTCAGGAACGGCACGACATCCATCGTGGTCGTGGTGTAGATGTACCCGGCAGACCGACCGATCCCGATGTACCGCACCCCCGATCCCGAGCCTGTCGCAGCGGTGGCGTTGTTTCCGGGGTTGTAGACGATTGAGAGCGAGTCGGCCGCCCATTCCGCGATGGAGGTGTTCACCCGAACGTCGTCGCCGGTGTGGATCACCGCCACATTGCCGACGCCGAACTTGTCTACCATCCGCATGCGGTTCTTGGGGGACACCTTGATCGCAACCCCGTTCTCGGTGTGTGGGATTTCCGTCGCCCCGAGCAGGATCTTGGCGGGGCCGGAGGTGATGTTGTCGACGCTTTTGGGCATGGCTCGTTCTCCTGTCCCGTTTTGGGACAACTGGGGGACAGTGTTTCAACAGTGCCGAAACAGTGATGGCAGATCATAACGCCCGAACGGAACAGTTCCAGACCGTTTCCAGAACCGATGTCCGGCTCTGGTCTGCGGTGGGGAATGATGCCCCTTCGTTGGCATCCACCTGCATCAGGCTCTCGATCCGCATCGTGGCCCCCACCAGGGCGGTGGAGACCGTGCGGGGAATATCCAGGACAGACTGCAGCGCCGCTTCGATCGCACGGCACCGGTCAGTCTGCTGGGCCATGATGGTGATCCGCAGCGCCGGCCGGAATTTGCCCTGTCCATCAATCTGGATCTGCCGACCCTCGGACATGATCCGGATTATGATCGCCGGCGCCACAATCCGCACATCGGCAGCCCCCTCCTGATACACGGCATCCGCTGCCGACAGCAGGGCGGTGATCCCCGCGTTGCCGACAATCGCCGTGCGGACGGTCTGGTAGATCTCGGTGAGGTTCTGGGGTGGCATGTCAGTTCTTCGGGGCCGGTGGCTCGAGCGCCGCGTTGAATCGGTCTATCACCCACTGCCGGATCTTCATGAAGGCGGGCCGCAGGTAGGGCATCTGTTCCTGCACAGACGCGAACTGACCGCCTTTTGTTCGTCGACGCCCGCGGGAATCGATCATGGCGGACGTGGCGTCAGTGGCCTCAGCGTCCTTCGCTGGCCAATCGTGGATCGCCTGGGTGTCCGTGATGTCGGGACGCAGCCCGAGTTCCTTCACGGCCCCTCCGGCAATCCACTTGGTGCCGAACTCGAGGTGTTTCGAGTACTCGACGTTGCTGCCGACCTCGGTGACGATCACCCCGTCACCGTCGATGTAGGTGTTGGTCCGCAGCGACGACCTGAGTCGCCCCTCATCGACCGGCACCCGCTTTTTCGCCTCGGCCACCCAGTACTGCCCCGCCTGCTTGTTGGCGACCAGAAACCGCTTCTGGGTCTCGGCCGACCAGAACTGCAGAGCCTCGGTGAAGGTCTTCATATCTCGGTCCAGGCCATTGAGAGTGACTTGCATGCTTCACGCTCCTGCCACGGGCCGGAAGCCCTTGAGATAGGCTGTCTTGTGGTTGAGCTTCCCCGACCGGTCGATCACCGCCTGCACGGTGTAGGTCGCCGCGCCGATGACCACCTGATCCGGGTGGATGCCGTCGTTCTGGCCCGGTTGGAGATCCGTGTCTGGCCCGACAAACAGCACCGCGTCGAACACGAAGTCGAGCCCCATCGCAGAGTTGGGAGCGCGGCCCGCCTTCCCCTGCAGCAGACACCGCACGCCGGTCGCCAGATCGGTGTACGTGACCGAGGGGATGCCGGTCGCCCCGACCGAGACCGATGCCCGGCGGATCGTGCAGGTCTGGGAGAGCAGGCTCTGGAGGCTCATACGACCACCTCACGATAGGCGTTGAGCAGTTGCCGCGCCCCCGCCATCATTTGGCCAGGCTCCCCGGTCAACAGGGTGTACGAGTACTCGCCGAGTGTCTCCGACTGCATGGGGAGACCGTTCCCCGCCTGGGCGATCATCTGGCCGACGATCATCGCCACCGCCTGAGACACATCGGCCGGGACTTGGGTGTATCCCGCGACGTATGTGACTTTCACGTTCCCCTGCCCTTGGGGCCAATTGGACAGGCCGGTGCCGTCCCACAGGGCGGAGAGCATCTTGAGGGTCCCGGGGTTCTTCTCGTTGGTCCCGGGAGCCATCAACGCCCAGTCCTGCCCTTGGGTGAGTGCGGTCGAGGCCGCGAACCCGCCAGCAGACTGGCCGTAGTACCCGACCGGGTCGACCCAGACCCCAGTCACCGAGACCACCGGACGATGCGAGAGGACCAGCGTCGGACGCCCCATGCCGTCGAAGTACTCGGTGTAGGTCGCCTGCAGCAGGTTCCGGTTGAGGTAGCGGGCGACCGTTGCCTCCGCCGCATCGAGCAGAGTCAGGAGCTTGTCATCTTCGCTGGTGTCGGTCACCGACTTCCCGAGAGCCAGCTTGAGCCGCGACAGAGTCGTGAGCCCCAGCTTGACTACCAGGAACGCATACTCGTCAGTCTTCTGGATCGGGTCACCAGCCGCATCCGTGCCGTAGACCGCAGTCACCCGCAGGAGGCGTTCCTCTGACCTCCGCCCCGAGCCGACCAGGGCGGTGTCGTCGAAGGTCAGGGTGATCGTGATCGAGGACGCCGCGGGAGTGACCGGAGTCGCCGCGCGGACCGTGGTCCCAGTCTCCACGTCGAGGATCGTGTAGGAGATCGACGTGGGGGCGACCGCGACCCCGGCTTCGTCCTTGAACGAGACCGGGATTCGGAAGCTGTCATTCTGGTTGACGGTCCACATGGGGAGATCCGATCAGGAAAACGTGATGGCGAGGTCGAGGGTCCAGGTCTGGCCGCTGGCCTTGGTCCCTTGGGAGCTGACCTTGCGGTTCAGCATGGTGCCGGCGGTCGAGGCGTTGAAAACAGCGAACTCATTCCACGCATGGTTGGCATCGCTCGAACCGAACGCCGCCCGGAACGTCACGGTCTGGCTGGAGCGCGCCGGGTAGCTCGCCGACATGGCCTTGCGCAGCTTGTTGGTGGTGGCCTGCAGATCGGTCTGGCTGGCCCCCTCGGCCGTCGAGCTGTCACCGACCCCCAGATAGGCGTTGGCGTTGCTGTAGACCGTTCCCCCGGCCCCGATCAGCAGATCGATCATGAGCTGCAGACCGCCGTTCACCAGGACGTTCCCCGGGAGCGGACACACCTCGTAAGCGCGGCCCTCCGCGAAGTCCGCGTCGCTGGCGTACTTCGTGATGGTCCATTCCGTGCGGTACCGGAATCGTTCCCGCAGCAGGGCCGCCCGGGCCAGCGAACCGGCAACCTCCATGTGCTTGGCAAGTCGCCGGATCAGTTCTTTCAGGAGCGTCATGGTTTCCTCAGGTGGTGGGGGTGAAAGTGGCGGACTTGGCGGCAGGTGCGAACGCCGCAGACTTGGCCTGCGCGGTGAATGAGATCGTGGCGACCCGGCCAGAGCTGGCGCTACCGGTCTGCACGTTGATCGTGTCGATCCCGTTGCATTGCTCCGCAAGGGCGATGACCGCCGCGAGACTGGTCAGTAGGTCGAGACCCGTGGCGGAGTCCGACAGGGAGAGCTGCACGGAACAGGCGACGGCCTCAACACCCGAGGCGGTTTCGATCAGCGACAGGCTGGCGGCACACTCGACTGTGTCCGAGCCCACACAGGCGTCGAGGATCTGCTGCAACTGGACGGAGACCGCCGCCGCCTCAGCCCCAGTGCAGGCATCCGCAGTCGACAGCGAACAGGCCAAGCTGGCGATCGCGTCGGCCCCCAGTCCCGCCTCGGCAATCGCAATCAGGATCCCCTGCTGGATCTGGGCGATGGCATCGGAGCCGCTGCCGCTGTCGGTGATCGCCGCCAGCAGGACGTTGAGCGTCCCCAGAAAGTCGGACGCCTGTGAGGACTCCAGCAGCGACAGCGAGACGGAGCAAGAGGGAGCGGTGTCAAGCCCCGCCCCGCTGTCGGCCTGGGACAAGCTGCACGAGATCGAGGGGCTTCCGTCAGTGCCTGAACTGGTTTCCTCTTGCGACAGGCTGCACGAGATCGACGGCGCGGCGTCCGAGCCGCTGCCGGAGTCGGACACCGAGATCGATGTGCCGGATGATGCCTGCAGGTAGACCTGATACCCGGTGTAGATTACCCGGGGTGTCGTATTGCTGGCCGCGCCGGTGATGCTGCTGCCCGCAGTCGTTCGGTCACCGACCCAAGTCGACGTCCACGGTGACACCGTCGAGCTGTGCTCAGTGTCGAATCCGCTCGGGGCCGTCAGGGTGCCCCATGAGGCGGCGTCAACGCCAGCCGCCCCGATGATGACGTCCCCACTGGTGAGAGAGATCCCGGGGGACGCGATCAGATTCCAGGAGGTCGTACTTGATAGGGTTTGTGTACCGCTTGCGCCCCGTGGCGTGCCGGTCACGTCGACCCCAGACAGCTCGTAGGCCACAATTCCCCCGAGGCCGGTGAGCCCCCCGGAAATCGTGATCGTGTACGTGTCGGTCGCCGCCCCAGTCTGCTGTGCTGACCAGCAATAGATTCGGCCAGATGTCCCGCCGGGGGTCGCCAGAAAGTCCTGCACACCGCTCCACGTGCCTGCCGCAGGAGACGGCACGCCAGGAGTTCTGCCGGTGGTGAACTGTCTCCAAATGATCACCACCCAGTTGCCCAGCGTTACAGGGGCGGCGAACTGCACCTGATGGCTGTTGGACGAGCTGGTGATCGCTTGGACCTTGGTCTGGACAATCGGCATCAAGAAAACTCCAACGGAGTCATCTCGCCACCCGGCTGTGCTGCAAATGCCTCCGCCGCCACGGAAACATACACCTCACTGCCGTTGTTCCCGCCCCACAGCTCGTAGATCACCAGAGCGTGAGTAGCCCACGCGGGACGGTCGTTTCCATCGACGGCCGGACTGTCTCGCGGGTTGTATTCGAACGCCCCAACGTTGTGGGGGACGATTCCGTATTCTTCGCCCACTGTGTGGCCCGCTTTGGGCAAGCCTTCCGCCAGCTCAATCGGGTCCCATGCGTCGCGGGGTAAGAGCTGCCACACTCCAGCGCGAGCAAGGCGGCTCTTCGTCGCATCGGTCCACAGCGCCTGCATTCGGCCGCCAAATTGCGGCCTTTCGCGAGTCGGCTGGTAGGACACCAGCGAAAAACGAATGTTGGTTGTCCCCTCCGGCACCAAGACCGCAGCTGAGGGGAACTCCACACCAACTGGCCAGGCACGTCCGGGGACAAGGAGATATCCGTTGTTCATCAGCCAACCCCCATCGAACCGGCTTGCACCTTGAGGATCGCCTTGGCATGGTCAGCCAGCGGGGCCAGGTGCCCGTGGATGGCCTCCAGGCTGGCGGCAGCCTTGGCCAGTGAGGTCGCTGGGGCGGGGATCGTCGCCAGCCCGTTTCGGAGCCCGTTCAGATCGGTGGTCAGTGTCGTCACTGATCGGTTGAGCTGCGCCACCGTGCCAGCCAGTGTGTTGACGGTGCCTTGCAGGGCAGTCAGTGCCGTGTCGATTTGTTCGAGTGTGCGAGGCATCGAGGATTCCTAAAAGACGGCCCGGGCTGCGGCACTCACCACAGCCCGGGCCGGTGCGGGCAAACAGAAGACTCTCGACGGATCAGGTCCGCCGCAGGTTTCCGGTCACAAAACTGGTGGTCGGCACCGTCGGCGACGATCCGCCGACGAACGCCGGGGTCAGCACGCTGCGGAGATACCGCTTGGTGCGGATTCCCCGCAGAGCACCACGAGACCCGCCGGAGGTCATCGACAGGGTTTCCTGCGTGGCCAAATCGGTCCAGCCGCTCGACCCGTCGTCGCTCTCCTGCAGCTTGGCAGCCACGGAAAAGCTGGTCGGCGATCCGGTGGCCGTCCCGGTGAACACGAACAGGGTGATCGGCCCGTCGATCAGGTCACAGTCGACCGAGCTGCCGTTGGCGGCAGTCGTGCCGGACAGGGCAGTGCTCCCCGGCAGTTGGCTGGGGCCTCCCCCCAGCTGGTTACGAGCATCAAACGCGCTTCCACTCATGGTTCAATCCCCTCAGGGCAAATGGTGTGTGAAGAAATCAGGCGTCAGGCGTCAGACCGCGATCAGCCGTTGATGATCTGGTCGCACTGGATGAACGCGTCCTCGTACCGGAGACCGGCGTCCATATGCTGGATGACCCGCATCCAGGTCTGGTCGGTCGTGAACGGCGTGTCGCCCTGCGTCGAGGTGGCGAACTCGGCCACACCCACACGGCCGATCATGTGATGCGCGAACACACCACACAGGATCTGCGTGAGGGTGGTGCCGGAACCCTTGGTGCGGTTGTTCGGCACCTGCGTCGACGTGACGATCGGGGAGCCCGACAGCCGACCCTGCATGCCGTTCTGCTGAGCACCGCGGTCCATGTCGAACAGGAACTCGCCCTTGGCGACGACTGTGGTCCCGTTGTAGACCGACGCCCGGCGATTGCTGAGCCCGGCCCGCATCAGGGGACGCATGACCCACGCCGCGCCAAGACCGTCGGTGTCGTGGTTGGCTTCCTGCAACTTGCCGAGCATGAGGTTGACGTCCTCGGGCTCGAACGTGTTGCCGTCGGTGCCGACCGTGCTCGCGGTGTGCGACTGCACGCCAGCGTACGACAACAGGCCCTTGGGCCGAACGGTCGACCCCGGACCAACCAAGAACGCCGCGTCCGCCGCCAGAGCCATGACACGGGCCATGTCGTTGCGGACGAACGCCTCGACCGACGGGTTGCCGAACCGCAGCAACTCGTTCGGCAGCTTGACCAGCGTGGCCAGCTTCTTGGCGATCATGTCGATGTCGCCCGAAGTGGGCTCGCTCGACGTGACCGTGCCCGACTCGCCCACCCAGTACGCGGTGGTCGCACCGGTCTGGCGGGGGAACCGCAGCCGACCGTTGGGCGGCAGAGCCAGCTGAGTCGACCCGGCGCGGCTGAAGACTTCCTTCGCCCGGATCAGATCGACCAGGTCACCCATCGTGGTGGGGCCGAGCAGCACGCCGAGACCGGTGTCGTCGTACTGCGACAGGCCCTGTCGAACGGCCGCAGCCTTGGCCATCTGTCGCACATGGTCCAGGTCGAGGCCATGCACGCCCTGCTGAATCGTCGCCCGCACCTCAGCCCGTTGAGTGGTCGAGAGGCCGGGAATGCCATCGATCCACAACGGAACCAGAATCGAATCGCCCGCATCCGGCACGAACCCTTGCTGCCGCATCACGGTCGACAGCAGGTCGTGCATCTGCAGCTCGATCTTGCATTGCTCGCGACCGATGGCATTCTGCCGCAAGGCAGCCGCCTTGGCGAACGAGTAGCCACGGGACCCCAGCGGGTCTTCACCCTGACGGATTCCAGGGGCAGCCCCCGGAGCACCGAACAGGCTCGATGCGGCCGACTGGGCCTGGGGCGTGGGCTTCAGCAGGCTCTCGACCTGCGTCTGCAGAGCCGCGTGGGCCTGCTGGATGGGAGCGATTTGGTCAGACACCGTCTGCCGAATCGCGGACAACAGTTCCGCCTGTCCATTGCTGGCGGGAGTGGCCGCTTCGGGGGCCGGAGCGGCGGCAGTCGCGAGACTCATGGTGTTTCTCCGGGCCCTAGTTATGGGCCAATGGGAAAACTGAAACGGGTTTTTCAGTGTCCGGCGATCTGGGCCAGCCGTTTGGCCAGGGACTGCTGTCCCTGAGCGACGACTGTCAGACCTCCGAGCACTGACTGCACTTCCTTCACCACTGCCGCCGCGTCGATCGTCGGCTCTGGCTGGGACAGTGACTGGCGAACCTTGCCAGCCAACTCGCGGTAGTCGATCGCGTCGACCACCACAGATGGAGCAAGGGTAGATTTATCCCCAGTGCTGTCAACACTGGTTTGGGACTGGCGAACAGATTCGCCAATGTCAGTCGCGGCGGGTTCGGCCTTGTCGAAGGTCACGCCGATCCCCTGCGCGGGAGTCGGGGCCAGCCGTTGGGCGAGAGCCCACTTCAGACCTGCGCCGATCTTCTGCCCAGCGACCTTCCCCGCATCGAGCGACTTCTTGAGAGCTCCAGGGTCGGCAGGGATCGCCACGACCGACCACTCCAGCAGCTGCGACTCCACGAAGTCCATGCCGACATAGTCAAGTGTCTGCACGCCGTCGGGGAGCTTCTCGGGCTTGTACGCCAGCCGCATTGCCTTGGTCGGAATGAACTGCACGCTGGCCGCGCGGAGAATCCCCTCATCGATCAGTGCGTAGATCGCCGCCGCCTCGGGGAGAGACTGCGAGAAAAACACCGTCGAGACGGCACGGTTCTTCGACGCCTGCCAGTACAGCTCGCCGTCCTTCATGGCGGTGCCGATGGGCATCGACAGACCCTGCCCGTGATCGAACAAAACCACCGGGTTGGCCGACCAATCCTCGATGGTCATCCCCCGGCCGTTCTCGCTTTCGACGATCTGGACCATGTTCCCGTGCCGATTCGGGACCTTCTGGCGGGTGACCACCGTGAAGGTCGCCGACATCTTCTTCGGGTCGGTCGACTCGATCTTGGCGGCTTGGCAAGCGGAGAACGGGTAACCCGATTGCGTCAGGCAGCTCGGGGCGTCGAGGGCCAGGCGAGACAGCACATCGGCCCCATCGAACGCCTGCGACTCGTGCGGGATTTCGCCGAGGTCCTCATCCTGCCAGGGGTCAACGCCCAGAGGCGCGACGATTCGCACCGGACTGGCCGGCGCCGCGGACTGGCTCTGGCTTCGCTGGCGATTCCCCACCCGCCGCTCGCGTCGGAGCAGGCCCCGGAGCTGGGACGGGGTCAACTGGATCAGGCTGTTTGGGTTGGACATCGGCAGGAACCTCCAGAACGTCATTCAGGCGGTCAACACCTGAGATGTGAATGTCGGAGACCGGCAGCCCGGTCTTCTTCAGCAACGCGGCGAGGATATCGCGAACGGCGACCTCGTCCAGATCACTCGACCGACACAGCACGCAGTCGGAGTGGATCTGGGGCGATGTTCGCTGGGTGTACACGACCTTGAAGATGGTCACTTGGCTTTGCTCCTGGGTGTGGTGGCCCGGCGTTTCTTGGGTCCTTCGAAGTTGGCGGCACAACTGCACCGGCAGTTGATCACGTTCCCGGCACTGGCCCCAAACGTCGTGTCCCCCGGGTAGTTCATCCGCTCGCCCGAGACCACAAACGGCTCTGTGGCGGGCACAACCTGATTTGCGTTGTAGTGGTTGAACTTCTCTTTTTTGTCGGGGTTGAATCCGCGGGTCCGCACATCAATCGTCCGCAGCCACTCGCGAAACGGCACCTCGGCGTCCACCTGCTCCAGGTAGGCCCCGTGATTCATGGCCCCGGTCGCCTCGGTGCGGGCCACACGGCGGGCCTGCACCTTGTCGTATTCGGTGATCTCTGCCATGACCGCCTTCATCAGGTCATCGATCGACAATCCCTCGGCAAGTCCGGTGGAGATCGCCTTGGACAATGCCCGCGAGGTCCCCGACTGGATCTTCTGCCACAGACCCACCTCCCGCGCTGCGGTCCAGGTGTCGACGGCCGTCCGCATCTCGGGGCTGAACTCGATGTAGATGTCGTCCGGGTCGACCTCGTTGCCAACCGGGGCGATCTGCCGCTCTGAGCGAAACCGCCCCTGAAGCTGGTGCCACGATTGCTTGGACTGGTCCCGCCCCAGAGCCGTGTCGAGGTACTGCGATTCGAGGGACGCCCCCGCCAGTTGCATCCGGACTAGAGCCCGGCGGATCATCGCCCGGAATGACCGCTCATCCTCGGCAGTCGGCTGCCATACCAGGCCCGCCACCGGGTTGCTGTTCGGCCAGTTCTCGAGCGTTGTCGCGATGCGGTCGAGGATTGGGGCCCGCCACCGCTGCATGTCGATCTGGACCCGGCGTTCCTGCCGGGCATGCTGCCGCAGGAACAGGGCGTGCCGGTCGGCCACAGCCTTGGCCTGAGCACGCTGGCGGATGCTGCGGAGAGCGATCACGCATCCTCCTGGGGGTCAGTGTCCTCGGTGTCCTCAGGATCCTCGGGCGGGTCTTCCCCGGTGTCGGCCCCGGGCTCATCGGGCGGCGGCTCAGGCATCGCCTCGGGGTCGAGTGGCATCAGGCCGCTCGGGAGGTAGCCGGACTGGGATGCCGGACTTTCGAACGGCTCCATCCCCGCCGCGATGCGAATCTCATCCGGCGAGAGCGCCCCGCACGCAAACTGAAACTGTTGCTCGGCTCGCTTTTCAGCCGCGTCCTTCGGCACCGCCGAATCGAACCACATGCAGAACCCCTGCCCGAACCGCGACAGAATCCGCTCATGAAAGAACCCCGCGATGTAGGCCGCCTTCGGGTCGAGGTTCTGCCCCGCGATGATGTTCGCCCCCTCGATGCTGGCGCGGTTGACGTCCTCGGTGATGCCGAAGAGGACCTTGGGGGTTCCCCTCAATGCCAACACCGCGTCCCGGGCCTGGGTCGCGGACGTCTCGTAGTCCATTTCCCGGGGGGTGTTGCTCCACTTCGAGTACTTCATCCCGGGGGGGCTGATCAGGGGCTCGCCGGTCCGCCGCAGCCCACTGGTCCGCTGCATGACCATTTCCTTGACCCGGTCGATCACTTCGCGGCTCGGGTTGCTGTGGACCTCGCCGTCCAGCTCGACC